TCATATCCCTTCCTTTTCAAGGGTTTGCGGTTGTTCCTTGGCTACCTTTTTCGCCCGGTTAGCCATCACCATGGCCATTGCAACGTCAGCGCGGGCGGCCGTGTCGCTGGTTCCAGCATAGTGACGATACTCTTTCACCGTCTTGTGGCCGGTGATCGCCATCCCCTGTTCATCACTGCATCCGGCTTCGCGACAGCGCCTTGCGGCCGACTTTCGCAACCCATGGGGCGAGCAATGGGAAAGGCCCGCGACGATGCAGGCCCGCTTCATGAGATTGTAAAATCCCTTTTGCGTGAACGGCTCGCCATCCTTGGTTTCGATCAATGTCACCTTACCCAAGGGGCCAGCCTCCAGCGCCTGCTCTAGAGGCTCGACAACCGGCACATCGACGGCCGTGCTAGTCTTGCTCTGCCGAAGCCTGATGCGGCCGCCCTGGATGCTACCATGGGTCATGAATCGGACATCACCGCTACGCTGTGCGCCATAGAGCAACAGCGCGAACGCAAGACGCGGCTTCGTTCCCAACGGATGCTTTGCCTCGAATGTTTCCAGCTCTTCCTCAGTCCAAGGGTGAAAGCCTTCGCTTTCGGCTACCTTGGGTGCGCGAGTGTCTTTCACGGGATCGAAACTGGCCGGAACGATCTTGGCGCGACGCGCGATGACGAAAAGCTGCGCGAGAAGCTTTCTTAGACGGGCGGCCGCGTGTGGCTTATGCCGCATAGCGTTCATCAACCGGGCGATGCGATCCGCATCGAAGCGCTTGATAGGGTCATCACCAAAGCTCGCCCGAAATCGCTCCAGTACGCCCCTATAGACGACCTTCGTGCTATCGCGCAGGTCTTGGAAAGCATTGTCGCCATAATAGCGAGCGATCACATCTGAAACGCTGCCAGGCCGCGTCCGATCGACGCCCGCGCGAATAGGGTCCGCTTCGAGACAGGCGGCGTATTCCCGCTCAAAGTCCTTCGTGCCGTGCGGTGCTTTGAAATAGTGGGTTGGATAGCCCTTTCGCCGAAACCGCCAGCGGCGCTTGCCGTGGCGGTCGAGGAAGCTAGACGCAAACGGGTAGCTCTTCTTCATGAACCTGCGAACTTCGCCAGTCGGTCGTCAAGATCGTCATCCACATCGCGCGCGCCCTTGGGGAACGGATCCAGCGCAAAAGTAAAGCCGCCATTGGGGTCCATATGGCCACGGAAGGCCACCCCTTCTTCGCGAGACACCCGCGCCCAGCGCCGCAAGTCTGCCTCGCGAATTATGGCCCGGCGCGGTCCCACGATCAGAGTTCAACCGTGCGCAGCGGCAACAACAAACGGTCCTCGCCGATGCCAGGTTCGAGGCTGTTCCGGGTGTCGAACATGATCGCCACTCGGGACAAGATGGCCAGCTTCAGCCGTGCCGGCGGTTCTCCTGTGCCATCCCATGCTTGTGCCACATCGCAGACAGCGTCTGTGGCCGCCGCAATCATGGTTTCGATCGTCGTGTCTTCGTCGTCATCAAGGACACGGATAAAGAGCTTCGCCTCTGCTAGCGTGACGATGTTAGGCATCCTGCACCTCCTGCATCGGCTCCGGCGCGATCGGCGCGGGATCACCTTTCGGTTCTTCCTTTCGCGGGTTCCATCCCTCGATCTGGCGCACTTCGTTGGTGTCCAAGACTTTGTGCTGGAGGGCGACCGCATGGGCCTGCCAGCGCGTTGCCGGATCGCCCCGCAAGAAGCCCGACAGGTCCAGCTCCAGCTCGAACGGGCCGCCGCTGGGGAACACGCTACGCGCAAACTCGGCCTCGATCTTGCGCGCCCATGGCGCGAGCGTGAACATGGCAAACCAGCGGCCAGCAGTTTCGGAGTTGGTAAAGGTGTTGTGGCTGTAATCCTGCACCAGCGGCGGCGGCACCTGGAACAGGCGGCAAATCTCTTCGACGCCGAATTTACGCGTCTCCAGCAGCTCCGCGTCTTCCGGGCTGATCTGCGATGCCTTCCACTGCATTCCGCCATCAAGGATCAGCGTCGATCCGGCATTAGTCGCGCCGCTATGCCGATCCTTCATCTGCTGGCGCATGGAGTCGCGCAGCTCTTTGGTCAGAGTGCCGGGAACCTCGATAACGCCGCTGGGTGCGGCACCGCGATCGAGGAAGCTGCGCGCAAAGCCGTTGCTCGCGGATACGGCCGCGACGGTATCGGCCGCACGGCTCAGCCGCGAACGGCCGATCATGCCATCATCGGAACGGTCACGAAGGTGGATGACTTCGCCGCTCAGCAGCCGCCAGCTTTTCCCGCGGCCGTCTGACACGTCATAGGCCAGCCTTCCCGATGCCAACTGCGCCACCGTTACCCAGCTCCACGGGATGAAGCGCAGCCCCGAAAGGCCGCCGCTGGCATTGCGCAGGATCTCGGCAAGTCCGTTGCCGGTCAGCAGCGCCGACGACACAAGATGCTCCACGAAGTCGGGCCACGTCATTTCTGCCGTGACGCCCAGGCGCGTGAGACGCAGCAGAGGATGGCTAGACGCCTCCACCCTGCCCTCGCCCTCGCGTCGATAGACAAGCGCCGGGATGCAGCCCAGCGAACTGGCGATGACGGTAGAACAGGCCAGCACGGTCGAAAGGTTCTCGGCCGTGCGCACCGACATAGCCGATGACGCGCCGACGTTGGGCGCGAGCGCCGCCCAGGACGGGTCATCAGCCCGCTTTTCATAGCCCAGCAGGGCCGCCATGCGGTTCAACAAGCTCATGCGCTCAGCTCCGCAATGATGAGCCTGCGGCGTCGCGCTTCATCGGCCGCAGGAAACGGCCGCGAGCGAAGGGCAAGGCTAGTGTCGGGATAGGCCGGGAAGGACGACACTACGGAAATTTCCCGCAGCATCACGGTGCGCAGCGATCGACGTTCGCCGCGCCAGCTATCCCCGCCTCTGGGGACGACGAAGCCGAACGACATGCCGCCAAGGTCATTGCGCTGCGCCAGCTCCAGCACGTCGCGCCCCGGCTGCGTATCGGGAAGGTCGAGCGAGAAGGACAGGCCGCGCGTGTCCTCGCTCAGCCGCAAAGTGCCGGAACGGGTGCGACCCAGCACGCGGGCCGGGTCATGATCCATCAGGGCAAGGATATCCTCGCCCAGCGATGCGCGAAACGCGCCGCGTTCGATCGTTTCCACGATCGAGCCGATACGCGCTTCGCTGCCGAAGGTGGCGGCATAGCCTTCGAGCCGACGCCCGCTTGCGCGAAGCTCGGTGAACGCCCGCCGCTCGATGCTTGCCGCCGCCGTCATTATGCCACCTCGACGCCGGTAGCCGACACAAAGGCAGCAGCATGGCGCACCGCGCAATCCACGGTCGCCATGGCGCGAATGCTGATGTTGCCCTTTGCGTAGGCGCTGGCCTCATACGGGTTCACCAGAATATCCAGCTCGGACCAGATGCCGATCAGCAATTCGGACCAGTCACCATAGATCAGGCCATGCTCATCCGTGCCGGTTCCAAGGTTGGTCGGCACCTGGTTGTTGAACGTCACCGGCTCATTGTGGAAGATCGTCGGGATGCCAATGGGCAGACCATCGCCATCCTTCGTCTTGAGCGCGATCTTCTTCACGCCGTTGGTCGTAAGGAAGGACCGGCGCGCATCCACATTGGCTACATCGGCCTTTGCGATCATCTCGGCCGTCGTGTCCATGATGCTGGCAGCATAGGCCTGCGTCTGGATGCCTGCGGTCGAGAGGATGCCGTCCGGCTCGTTCGCGCCCCCACCCTTGATCGCCGCGCGGTCGATCGCCAGCGCAAGGTCGCGCGCCAGCATATTGCGCAGCAGCTGTTCCACCTGGGGCGACGACTGCATGACCATGTTGCGCGACCATTCGGTGATCGCACCGGCATGTTTGGGCGACAGCGTGACGCTATCGAAGTCAGCATCGCCGGTCGGCAGCGCCGAATTTTCCGCGACCCAGCCAATGGCGGGCGATGCCGCCTCGCGCGGGATTTCGAGATTGCCGGTAAGGCCGGTCAGCACCGTCGCGCCCAGGCCGCGAACGACGCTCGCGGCGGTCAGCGCCGAAATGTAGAGATCGGGGCGATAGTCGGTCGGCACGATCGCCGCGCCATCGCCGGTCGAGGTCAGCACACGCCGCTCGAAAATTTCGGTCGGGACAAGGATGCCCTTGGCCGCACGGCCCGAACGCTGCTGCAGTTCCTGCTGCACCTCGCGCTCGAAACCCCAATCGACGGCCAGCCCAGCGGCACCGGCGACGGCGCGGGCAAGGCTGAAACGCGAACGAATTTCGGTGTCCAGCTGGCGGTCGCCATGCAGCGGAGTGCCAGCCTCGCGGCGCTCCATATCGTCAATCGACCTGGCGCGCTTGATCTGCGCATCGAGGTCGCGCACTTCGGTTTCGGCCTGGTCAAAGGTGTCGCCACCTTCCTCCTGCGCCGACTTCATGCGAGCGAACGCCGCCGCCCGCTTTTCGAGGAGTTCACTGAGCTTAAGCATTCCTTTTGCCTTTCAATCGGGCCGGGGCACAAGGCCCCGGCACAGTGATTCCGACGTCTCGCGACGTGGGCTTCGCGGGTTCGGCAGAACGCCACCCCGCATCTCGATCATCCTTCACGACGGCCAACGCGCCTGCCGCTGTCAGGATGAATGCTAATTCGGGATATCCGCCAGCGACGGGGCGGATATGCCGGATCTGAAAATCCTGTGTTCGCGTTTCCGCAAACTCGAAGCCGTAGCTATCTGGATGCATGCTCCGCTTGTAGTCACGAGCCGGAATTAGCCGTATGGCGGCATCCAAGATTGTGCTCGCGCTATTTTGCCATTGGCGCTTCATTCGATCACCCAATGGAGTGGCTGATGCCCGGCAATAACCTGTGCGATCGCAATAAGGTCTTCTCGACGAAGGTTCGGCACTTCATGAAAGCCGCTCCGGTACCGGCGCATAGCATTGCGCATGTTCGCGGTACTGATGGAGCGGCCTTCCTTAATCGCCGTCTCGAAATCGCCATACTCGGAGTGGCAAAAACCAAAATTCCGTTCCTCCGGGTCAAGCTCATCGCCTTTGTCATCGAACCTTTCCCGAAGAATGGTGATCTGGGCCATGACATGATCGCGCAGGATCGAAATCTCAAAATTATGCGGCTCAAAATAGTCGCGAGCGCGATCTGACCCGTCGAATGGAAAAGCGCACCAATCCAAGACGCGGACAAACCCTTCTTCGAAATTCACCGCGGGCCGCCCTGCAATCTGGAACGCCTCTCCGGTAATGGGAACGAAGCTGCCAAATAGGCGAACAGCCTCCGCTGCTTCGTGATGCTTCACGCGCAACATCATGGCGAGCAGAATGCGAACAGCATCCAAACTGGTAGCTGGTGGCGCATTCACCCCGCGAGGGCCTGCCTTGATAAGGCCAGCATCGCGGAGCGTTTTGGCGATGCCCGCGACTTTCGAAGGTTCGAAAGCGAACCGTTCAGCAAAGTCTTCGCAGAGTTCCAGAATGCGGGGCATCGGCCTATCGTCTAAAGTTTCTGATAGCGTCCTAAAGGATATTTTCGGCGATAGCAAGCGGCGCTTTTCTTGAGCGTCGACAATGCGCAGTTCGTTCAAGAGACAAAATCTCGATTATCGGCCCATCGGCTTGATCGGCGCCATATGTGGGGACCAACAAATGATCCTCGTCGTGCGGAATGTCCTCCACAGACAAATCATGCTCTGACTCCAGGTCGCAATCACCATCTTCTTGGTCGAGCAACTCAATGAGCGCCTCGATCTGGCATTCGATCGCGAAGCGATCTTCCGGGTGCAGATAGCGCGGCATCGGCGGGAGCACGAAGTTGTAGCTCATACCCGATACTCCGCTTTCATCATCCGCTCGATGTCCCAAAGCACCAAATCAATGGGTGAGGGATAATCTTCGTCGCCGTGATGCGCGTCCATCTCGCCCGTCTTAATCGCATCGAGCTTGGCCCACAGCGCCGCAACAGTTGTAATCTTTGCCATCATCATTTTGCGTTCAGCTTCGCGATAACGCTCGCCCCACGCGTCCAGGCGATCGTCAGGCATGGATCGGCCGGGATAGTTCTGAAAATCCAGCTCCCAAAGATCATCGACGTAGCGCATTTCGTCACGCGCCTCCCAGAATGCAGCGTCGATCCGCCGCGAGGCGATGGCGGGGTCTTCCCATGCCGGAGTGCTATCGGTTGCGGCGGCGGCGATTGCAGGGGCAGCGACAACAGCACTGCCCAGGAAGGCGGCGGCCAGCATATCGCGGCGCGCAATGGGATTGGCACGGACGGAGTCCGCCCGTAGAGGGGTGTCAGCCATGATCGTCTCCAGAGGACGGTTGCGGTTAGAGCCGGGGGGAAGGTACGAACTTCCCTTCGGCTCGAATTTCTGATATCAGAACTAAATGAAGCGCGCAAGTTCTGATATCAAAAGCTCCAAACGGCCTGGGCAGTCGGGCACACCAATCATGTTGCGCCTTCAACCCGATCAGCTTTCGGCCTTGGATGCATGGATCAAAAAGGAAGGCGAATATTCGTCGCGGCCCGAAGCGATCCGAGCGCTTATCCAAATTGCATTGAACGGCTGAAGTGAGATGGAACCCAACAGTTGGTCAGTTCTGCAGATTTTCAACGAGACAAAAAAAGCAGACCTCTCCAAACACTGTAAAAAAATCACTATATCCGGAACTGATCTAGCCAATGTTATATTGGCAGCCAGATCAGGCATCATTCCCATCGCCCATTGCGCCATTCATCGGGAAATTATTCCGGCAGAACTTTCGTTTAAGGACGATGAATTTTTCGAATATATAAAATCATTACCAGGACCTCTGAGAGGAAAGGCTAAAACATTTGCATCTAAGACTGACCAAGTCTTCAAAAAACGCAGGTTGTTAAACGCACACCTTTTTACTAGCCCAAAACGATGGCATCTTTTTCATTTTGACCAAAGAGATTTATCCGGTTGTCACTGGAAATTGGGTAGCCACATTCATTTGATGAATTGGCTCACCCATCCAAACGTTAAGCCGCAAGATGTTCTGGCTAATCTCGATAGCGTTAGACCCTCTCCAAGCCACGCGCTTCATATAAAGTTTGATAGGTCTAGCTGAGTTATATCCACTCTATCCCACCGCCTCGGTAGACGTCCGGTCCTTCATCTTTCGCCGCTAATCCACAAGCCATGATGAGGGCTGCCATGCCATCGATACGGTCGATGGAGCGCCCCTTATTCGGTTTCCGGTTGCCTGCCGGATCGGTGTCGAAGATCAGGTTACCGGCGTTCCAGCGCAGCACTGGATGTCCGCCATGGCGCAGCTTCCCGTCCAGCATCGACGTTTCGAACGCATTGACCGCTGGCCCCATGGACAGGAACCCCTGCCCCCACTCCACCAGCGGCAGCGTCACGCCCTCGCGATCGAGGATATTCTTCAAATCCTGAAACCCGAAGCGGTCGAAGGCGATGCCCTTCACATCGAACATGCTGGCCACCATCGCCATGCGTCTGGCGATATAGGCCTTGTCGATCGCGCTGCCCGCCGTTGGCTCAATATAGCCCTCTTTCGCCCAGGTGCGATATGGCACCCGGTCAACTTCCTCCTTTTGGGTCAGCCCCGCCTTGGGACACCAGAACCACGGCAGCACCGCCCCGCCATCCTCAGGGAAATACAGCACCAGCGCCGACAGGTCGCGGACGCTGGACAGGTCGAGGCCGCCATAGCAAGGCCGCCCGCGTAGCGCCTCCGGATCCACGGCCTGCCCACAAGCCTTCCATTCGGTCGGGTTGATGGCCTTCGGCTCCGCATCCACCCGCATGTTGCAATGGAGGTTTAGGAACGCCGGTTCGAATGTGGGCATCCGCTTCGCGCGCCGCGCCTCGATCGCGATTTGCTCCTGCGACACGAACACGCCCAGCGCGGGATTTGCCAGCGACCAGTTGGCCGGATCATAGGGATCTGCATTTTCCGGCACCGCGTAGACGACACCGTGAAAACTCTCGTCATCAACTTCGCCGTTATTCAGTCGTTCGGAATAGTCCACCAGCTCGGACATGATGTTTTCCGGGTATGGGCTTTGCGTGCCGATCACCAGCATCAGCGGCTCGCGGCGCTTGGCCATCGACGTGCTAAGCACGTCATAAAGCTCGCGCTTCTTCCACTGCGCCAGCTCATCGCAAACGATGAACGACGACGCGAGGCCGTGCGCCGAAAAGCCATCGCTGGCCAGCGCCTTGAACTTCGACCCCGTCTGCATGTCCTCGATCGTCTTGACGAAGCGCTGCACGTTCACGCGCGCCGCGATCCACGGCGTTTCCATGATGATCGCTTCCATTTCCGCGAAGATCAGCGCCGATTGATCCTTCGTCGCGGCCGCGCTGTAGCATTCGCCGCGCTGCTCGCACTCCGGGCCGACCAGGTGCGCTAAGCAGAGCATGGCCGCCAGCACCGTCTTGCCCTGGCCACGCGCCACGCTCAGCAGGCCGGTGCGGACGCGCCGGCGCCCGTCACCATCCTCCGCATAGATAGCCTCGATCCATTCGCGCTGGAAGTCGATCAGTTGTACCCGCTCGCCAGCGCCGAAGCCTTTGGTGATAGGCAGCGACTCGACAAAGGCGATGACCTTTTCCGCTCGCGTCAGTCCATCGGCTTCCCAGGGCTGTGGGGCCGCCTTCGGCTGATGCAGCTCCGCAAGCGCCAGCATCGACTGCCGATCGTCATCCGATTTATGGGCGAGGCCAGCCACCGCCCGCAGCTTCGAAGCGCCCGGTCCACGCTGCCCCATCAGCCCAAATCCTCGCCTAACTGATTGGAAACTAACTCAATACGCGGGAGCGAGATCGGTCCTACCCGGTCAGCCCTGAGAGATTTTTCATGCCACGGATGAGCGGTATCGAGCGGCGATCCATCGGGATTGCACCCGCGCCGGGGTTTCTTCGTTCGCACTGCGCCTGCCTCCACGCCCCGCGCTGTCTTGGCACCGTGGCAGCTGGGGCAATAGCTCGCCAGCCCATCATGCGAGGGGAACGGATCACCGCCCGCCTTGATCGGCGTCCGATGGTCCACCGTGTTGGCCATCGCCATGCGGCCCATGGCCTCGCATCCCTCGCACATCGGGTAGAGCGACAGGTGCGCCTCCCGCAGGCGCTTCCATGCTGCGGTATTGTAGGGCCAGTCAGCCATGCCGTTGCTCCATCGCGTTTGCCAGTTGGTGAAGCTCGCGCCTCAATTCGTCCCGCCGCTCGAAATAGCGTTCGGGGTTGCGCCAGTCGGGATGGAGCCTTCCCACCTCCCTAGCCAGCGCCCGGACCCGCGCCGGAGTGGTGTTGCCCATCATTGGCCATCCTCCCCACCCGGATCATCCCAAATGATGTCCTCCGCTTCGGGAATGGGGGGCTGGGGAAGCCCCCCTATAGGGGGGCTCCCCTGCCCACCCGAAGCACCAAAGCTGCCCCGCAGCTGGCCCGCACCAATTTCCCTAGGATTTCTGCGGGTTTGAGGGGTGTCGGCGTTTCCGTCAAAAAGCTGCCCCGCAAGCTGGCCCGCAAAAGCTGGCCCGCACTCGTTTTCCGCAGTTTTCTGCGGGTTTGAAGCACTGCCCCGAATTTGGTCGGAAGCTGCCCCGCAGCTGGCCCGCAGCTGGCCCGCAGCTTCTTCAGCGGGCATGATGCATCGGCTTGTGTGGCGATCGGTGGAGTTGCGCACCTCGATCTCGACTATTTGTTCGAGCGCAAACAATCGTTCCATTGCCCGCTCGAACTGATCGACTTTGAACCCCTTCGCTTGCGGCATCTTCGCAAATTCGCGAGGAGCATAATTGCGGGCTGTAGGACGGCCGCTGATGTTGCGCCCCTGCTTTACGCGCACGCGCAAGAGCGACATGAATTTAGCGTTCTCAGCAGTCGCCTGGGCGGTGCAGGGCAGCTCATCGCGCCAGTCACCCGCCGGAGCGTCGGCAAGCTCAAAGGCCCATTCCCGCCACCGCATCCTGATCTCGTCGCCTGTCTGGGCGTAATTTGACTTGGCCCGCGTCAGCACGCGCAAATCCGTGTCATACTGCTCGTCTTCAGAGCTGCCCCGCGACAGATAGAGGCGCGAACGCACCTGGTTCTCCCAAGCGGTCGAGCCGCTGAATTGCGCGCCGCTTTTCGAGGGATGCCCTAGGAATAGCACCGTGCCGCCGATCTCGCGGGCAAGGCGCTCCAGCATGTTGCAGAATATCGCCACATGGTTTCGGATATTCTCGTTGCCCTCGAATAGGTGGGCAATGTTGTCCAACACGGTGAAATTAATCGGCGCAGCGCTAGGCTTATCGCTTCCCGATGGCTGGAATGGGGCAGCTTTCGAAGCGTGGACTATATTTTCGTAGAACGGCGATGGCCGCACGACGCCATCGCCATCAAAGCACAACAGCGAGTTGTCGATCTCCCCGCAGCGGCTCAATAGAAAAAGTTTGCCGTTCAGGTCGGACATGCTGATGCCCAGAGACTGACAAATAGCTTCCTGTCGCCGGTGCAGCTCGCCAAGATCGTCTTCGCACGTGATATACAGCGTGTTCTGCTGCCGCGTTGGAATACCCAGAAACGGAAGCCCCAGCGCAACACATGTCGCGAGCTGTTGCGCAAAAAGGGATTTGCCCGACCCGCCCTCGCCAGTCAGCAAGGTGGCCCGATAGATCGGGATCATTTCATCCCACAGCCAAAGCCGCTTCGGTGCTTGCTTGCCCTCCCATTGAGCTGGCGACACCAATGGGAGGCGCGCAACGTTTGGGCGGATCGGAGTGATGTTGCCGCCGTTTCGGCGCTCGCCGCTATCCATTTTGGGCGGCCGAAAGGTTAGCCTGCGACTTCTCGCACGCCCCGGAAATGCGTTGCAGGGCTTTTGCGGTTAGCCAGCCTATGCGTTTGAAATTTCGACAGCTATCCGACCCTGCCGGGGTCGCCATTTTTCTTTTCGGTTGTCAGTAAGACTGCTCCTTTACTTCATTTTCGTGATCCTCTGAGCTGCAAGAATGGCCAATTTCGGCCATTCCGGTTCTTAGAGGGTGTAGCGAAGTAGGGGTTTTCGCCGTCAGCGTGGAATTAGGAACGTCCATTCAGGATGGCAAATCGAGGCGATCGAGTATCCGCTTGAGCAATGCCCAAGGTCCATCCCGGCGCGGATGCGATGATATTCCCACCCAGGTATCCATCCCTAGCACTCCTATCCGGGAATTCTCCCGCTGGACGATGCGGGCGGTATAGTCGCTGACGTCCGCCAGCCTACTCTCGTTCTCGATCTTCATCTGAGCGATATCGAAAGCCGCTGCCTCATCGCCACCCGGCCAGATTGTGATCGTGACGACCATCATGGCCTGCGCGCCTCTCTACGGCGCGAACCTAGACTCGAGCTGCAGGTCCAGCCCTTCAGCCAACGCACTTTGAGGATTGCTGGCTACCATCGCCAAGATCGCCCCCATCGCGTCCGACACCATAGAGACCGCCAGCGGGTTGCTCGCGTCGTACCCTCTGCGGACCTCAGCCTGGTCCGCCAACTGTCTTCCATAACGAAGTCTGAGCAATCCTCTCGCCTCAGCGAGATCGCAGGCCATCATCGCATGGTAGACATGATGGATTTGGCTCACCTGCACATCGACGATCGTCGCGGTGTAAAGCGTCCGACCATGTTCGACACTGTCCCGGTCCCTGCCGGTATTCCAGAGCCCCCCGGCCACCGTCTCTCCGGTCATGCCCGCGTCACGACGGAGGATTTGATCGACCAGATCACTTGGCATGCCCAGTTCCAGATCGAGCGAGTGGAACATGATGCACCTCATCAACCCCGGCGCTGTCAAACACGCTTCCAGCGGTCGCGCCCCGTCAAACGGAGGCTGCGGGCTATACAGCCAGGCCAATGGATCGGACGGCAAGCTGTCACGCTCAAACCGAGCGCCGGTTTCAACGGCCGCGATCACGAGGCGATCGACCATCTTGTAGGTCAAATCGAATGACACATCGTCGGGGCTATCGCTGGCTAGCGGATCAGGGCGTCCCAACAGAGCTGAAGTGGTAAAGTAATCCAGCGCTGAGCGCTGGGTCCGTGCAGCTATTCTCTGTTCGTACATCTCATGCGTCAGCATTGCGATACCCTTTCTGTCACCATCCTTTTCAGAAGAAGCCTGCGCGAGTCGCTTGCTCCACTTGCAGACTTGTACATTCATTTCAATGATTCTGGAATTGTAGAATTGAACGGTGTCCGATTTGCTGTTTCAACGGACGTCGAAACGGACATCGGCCGGTACATTGTTGGTTTGGCTGACGGATCTGTCCGTCACTAACCGTTTGACCGGTTGGGATGGATCGCTGATAGTCTGGTCCATGGACTCATCAGCAATGGTCGAGGCCCTGGCTGCGCTGGGGCAACCGACTCGGCATGATATCTACCGCCTCCTCGCCCGGGCGCCTGAAGGCCTGCCGGCGGGAGAAATCGCGCGCCACCTCAATGTCGCTGCAAACACGCTATCTTCCCACCTGGGAATTCTATCGCGTGCCCACCTGGTCTCCTCACGCCGTGCGGGAAAACAGGTGATCTATCGGGCTGATACAGCCGCAGCGTCGTCCATCAGCACATACCTCAATGGTCTGGCCTCAGTGACGCCCTGAATTTTCTGAATACGCTCAGCTTCGCTCCTCGAAACTCAGGAGTGAAGAAAAATGGAAGATCGCATTGCCCACTACATGGTGACCTTCACGCCTCAGCAGTGGCCGGAAGCTTATCGGCGCGCTCTGGAAGTTGAAGAGCTCCCCAGGAAGGGCGGTCGGCGAATGGCAGCAGCTGTTACCGCTGCCGCCACTCGGCTGGGGTATAAGGAGCGCAACTTCTTCAAGATCATTCGGGCGTACAAGGACTCGCTCCAGCTGAACGATCAGGTTCTGTCCAACTACCCCCGCCAGCTTCCTGCTGAAACGAGAGCAGCTCTCGAAGAAGCCATCGCGCACGCCGGCCCGGGCGCTCGGCCAGGGGCGATCCAGGCTGCCGCCGAAGCCTTGTGCGAGAAGCGTAAAATAAGTCCACCAAGCAAACGGGCAGTCCGCACGAGACTCAATCTGCCCATGGAAGTGACCGATATCGCGTCCTACACCGGCATGAATACCGATTACGCCATCGATATGTCGCCACTCGATGTGGCGGTCGATGGCCCTGATGACATCCCCTATCACGCTGTCCTCACCGCGTTCATCGACGTCAGCCGTGGTATCGCTCTTGCCCATGTGGTGACTGCAGATAGGCCAACTGCCGACGACATCCTCCAGTTGGTCACCGAGGCCGCTGAACAGATGAGTTCCGCATCACCCGCACGCGCGTCTTTGGCAATATACCGCAACGCTCCTGTCGATGACCTACGCACGAAAGCCCAGTTGCGCTCGATCGGCATCGCCAAGTCAGACGTTCAGGTGGATTCTCGTCGGCCAGGATTGGCCCTCACTGCCATGTTCGGCACCAAGCTCGGCCGCGTGCCTCTCAATCCGCGCCGCAATCCTTCCATCCCATTCGCAATTCGCGAAACTCTGCCTCTGCCTGTCGTGCGTCCAGCCGTCGCTCTGCTTCTGGAGCGCTATCACGCTGGCCTGCAGATCAATCGAGAGGCCGAGCCTGCCGTATCAGCCGCGGCAGCGGTCCAAGCGATTACCAAGGGGCCAGCCAAAGCGACGCCGATTGGAAACGCCTATCCCCCATCTCTCCACGCAAGTAGATAG